CCACATCATTCCCAGAGAAAGCTAATATAGCGCCGTTATAATCCGCACCTGTAAAAGCAGTCTGGCTGGCAGTTGCTACATACTTAAACAACGCCATTGCATAGCTGGTAGGCTGGTCTACGGCACGACCAAAAAAGCGCACGGTAATTACATCGCCGTTAGCTGGTGCGGCTGAGAAGGTTAGAGTGTTGCCGTATGCTGTATATGCAGCCGAGGCTCCCGGTTCTTGGACCACGTTACCGATAGTCACGATAAGAGCTTCACCGCTAACAACGGACTGAGCAAGCGTAAACGCAGTAGTGCTTCCATCACCTGTAAAGGTCTGGTAGCTAATGTCACCTACATTGGGGTCTATGCCTATGTACGCCATTACGCTAGGTCTCCAAAAGTTGCTGTTGTTACAGTACCTCTATCTCCAATAGTTGTAGTTGCTGCCGCTCTGCCCCTGAGATTATGGTACGTTGTAGTATATTGGTCGTGGGTTATAACACCACTCCAGTTACTGGTGCCAACAAGAGATGAATGAGTGTTACCAAAAGCGTTGGTGTAGTTTATGTCGTAGTTACCTGAAGAATTATCATCCAAGGAACTAACATTAAGGCTATCGTCTGGTGTTACCGTGGCGGCGGTTCCAGCAAATTTACACCAAGACTTTGCACTACCGTTAATCACATAGGTAGTATCTACAGACTCGGTGCCTGCATTGTTAGCCAGCGTTGTTAGTCTTAGTTCGCTTGCCATTATGCTAGGTCTCCCATGCCAGCCACCCAACATCTAGTGTAATCGTCAAGAGCACTTGCGCCTAATCCGTAAAAACCGAACTGAGAAGTAGTGTATGCTTGTCCTATTTCTCTGTTTACACTTCTAACATCATTAAACCCTACCCCATCAGACTGCCCCATTGGAACGCAATAATCATCGTTGTTCATGTTGTTGCTGAAGGTAACTGTCGCTGTTCCTGTACCATCGTCTGAAGTGCTAGAAATATTAAGGCTGTCATGTGTTGTATAAGAACTAGACTGTTCCAACGTAATCCACCATTTAACCACCCCCTGCTGTAACTGCATAGTCGCAGAGCCACCCTCGCTGGTAACTGTGATGTCACCAGCCGATACAATACCCCGCAGTTCATCTACCTTTAAGATACTTGCCATTATGCGAGGTCTCCAAAGTTGGTGTGACAGTTTATGCTTGCATCTGTGCCAGCATGACTTGCGCCATAATACGTTTTATGCTTAAGACTGCCTGTCGCTTGAGTTACTATGCACATATCTCCAGCATATGCTTGGTCTAGGTTTGTTGCTGTTGTTGTTGCATACTCTGTGTCTGCAAAACTGTTTGTCCAAGACGTTGTGTATATTCCAGCAGAATGGTCTGTTAGGCTACTAGCATTGAGGCTGTCACGAAAAGCAATAGTGCCTGTGCCATTCATATTAGCAAACGCTTTAGTTGCCGCTTGCTTAGTCAGTGTAACGGGGTCGGTGCCGTTAGCGGCTACTAAGGTATCTACGTTCAACTGACTAGGCATTAAACAATACTCCAGTAACCGTTAACAGTCACAGTTGCGTTCTGCGTAATCGGCCCTGCCGATACGCCATTCTGGTCAGCATCAATGGTAAAGTCCGTGGATATCGTATTGCCGTTACGGCGCACGATATTATCGTCCTTCGACTCTTCTTGATTATTGACTAAGTCAGGATGTAGCTTGCTTAGAGCCATAACCCTTCTCCATTAGCTGGAGTAAGGGCTAGCACCCAATGTGTCTGAATCCCAGGCGGCTTTCAGTTCATCAATGGTTGAGGCATCGGCAATAGCAGAAGCGTCTGTTGCATCACGAAGCGCATTCTTAGCAGAAGCAATTGCAGTGGTGCTGTTGCCTTCTTCTAAAGCCTTCATTAGTTCAACGTCTTTTGCTTCCAACAAAGGCTTACGCACTTCACGGATTTTATCCTTGAAGATTTCCTTTGCCTTATCCATGTCCTCAGAAATCACTGAGCCATTCAGTACCCACGCGCCGCGAAAATCACGGTTTGCTGGCACAGTTGCTGACGCGGCGTCAATTTGATTGCCGTCTTTGTCAACAATATATGTAGTTACAGCCATTCTTTACTCCTATGCTGCTATTTCACTTGAAATGCGCCATGCATTTCGCCATTCCCGCGTCTGCGGTAATTGCTCTTTTCGACATATTACCATCTTTGGACGGTTGCCGCTATCCCAATCCTGCCAAACGCTTTGTGGGCAGTCCTTCATAATCAGGTACTCGATAGCTTCTTCTTCTGTCATAGCACCGACAGGCTCTGTTTCGTGCAACAGGTAGCCACGAGTATGCTTCTTAAAGTCTGGCTGGGCTTCATCCTTTGCCAGTTCGTGATACACCCACACAGGCGGTAAGATGCCGCCCTGCAAAGCACACGCCATCCAGTTAGGGTCAGGCACAAGTATCTTGGCGCACTCGTCAATGCTATCCTCATAGACAACCCGGTAGTCTGACTGATAAGCCTCAAGGTTTTCTTTTGCCCAGCACAGTCTATCCCAGAGATGTGTGCCTTTGAAATCAGGTGTCTGCATTATGCTAGGTCTCCTAATGTTTGCAAACAAACAACAGCGTGGTCTGATTTAGAAATTGAACCCCCGTAAGTATTTACTTCTGTAGAACCAGTCAGCATTGTAGCTTCGCTTTCTAATGTTCCAATCAAACCACTTGATGAGTTAGCACTTACAGTTGCAGAATAATCATCATTTGAAAAACTGTTGCTATAATTTACTTTATAGTCACCAGTACTATTATCTGTTAATGAAGCAACATTTAGGCTGTCCCTAGCCGCAATAGTTCCTGTACCATTGAAATTCACCCACGCCTTCGCACTACCATTCACAACATAGCTGGTGGATATATCAGCACCAGCACCTGTCTCGATTGTATCTGCTATAATCTTGCCAGCCATTATGCGAGGTCTCCTATTAGATGAGTAGAAATTCTCGAATCATCCTGATAAGCACCAAAACTAGCATTACCATTATCTATGGTATAAGTTGTAGTTGTTGGGGCGGCTGTGTTACCTATAAGGCTTTCCCCACCGCTGGTTGTGCTTGTTATTGAACTGTTAATGTTGCTCATGGCATTGGTTAAGTTTCCAATAAACTTACCAGTTGCACTATCTGTAACGCTGCTATGATTTAAGTCATCAAATATTGTAACAGTTCCGCTTCCTTGAAAGTTAAGCCAAGCCTTCGTCAACCCCTGTTGCAGTTGCATTGTTACCGCACCGCCCTCAGAGGTAATCGTCACATCGCCAGCAGAAGCCTTGCCAGTGAGTTTGTCTGCAATAATCTCACTCATGCTAGGTCTCCTATTGATGATACCCAAACTTTGCTAAAGTCCCACATTCCACCAGAAGAAGTGTCACTTGAGCCATAAGCTGTAGCATACTGAACTGTTGTCGTAGTCAATGGGTCAATCGTGTTTCCTGAATTTGTACCAACAACTCCTGCGCTTAATCCTCTACCAGAGCCGCCAGTAGAACTAGAACCGTCATCTGCTGTATTAAATAGGGATACAGTTATACATCTATCGTGAGCAGAAGAAAAAGCTGACGTTATATTAAGCGTATAAACGCCAGTTTCTTCATCTGTGACACTGGTTACGTTTAGCGAACCCTCAATATCATTATTAACACCATCCCAAGAAATCCACTGTTTAGTAGCTTCTTGCTTAGTCAGTGTGACAGGGCTACTGCCATCTGACGCTACGATTGTATCTGCTTTTAATGTACTCATTTAAGCCACCACTAATGTCGCGCCAGTGCTTACTGTAATTGTAACGCCAGTTGCTAATGTCAGCGGACCAGCACACAAACCATTCGTGTTCGCCGCTATGGTTATAGATGTATCTAACTGCTTTTCATGTACGCGAACAATGTCAGCCAAACCGCCGCCACTGTCGCCTAAATACTCTCCGCCACCCGCATTGGTTAAACCAGAACCATCGCCAACAAAAGCCGCCGCAGTAACAGTAGATGTGGGGTCTATCTCTAACCGCGTAGTAACTTCTGCCAAGCCACGGTAAACAACATACACATTACCCGTGCCTGTCTGCGGAGCTTGGGTAAATGTCAGCGTAGTACCCGTAGCGGTATATGACTTACCAGCCCCCGGCTCCTGTTGAAGGTTATCAACAAATACTTCCAACTCTTCGCCTGTGTTTACGGCACGGTTAAGTGTGAACGCGGTTGTCGAACCATCGCCGTTGAAACTCTGGCTAGTGACCTTCGTTAACTGCTTCTGTGGTTGTGCGCCTACATATGCCATTATGCGAGGTCTCCTTGAATATGCCCCGTAGCATAGGCACTATCGTAATATGTGCCATTACTATAAGTAACTTGTGAATGTCTTGTTGTTGTTTTTGCCAAGACACTTTCATAATCCACGAAGCTAGTCCAAGCATCACCGCCAGCCGCAGTAATACTGTGAGAACCAGTTATAGAATGGTTTATGTTAGAGAAAGCATTGGTTTTATCTACATAAAATTGACCAGTAGAATTGTCAGTTATACTGCTAATATTAAGGCTATCTGAAACAGCGGCAGTTGACATATTGTATGTAATCCAAGCCTTTGCCGCACTCTGCTTCGTAAGAGTAGCAGGGCTGGTGCCATCGCTGGCAGCAATTGTATCTACATACATTTCTGATGCCATTATGCTAGGTCTCCGTTAACAGACTGAGTGATAATTGTCCAATCCACACTTGTAGAACCGTCATTATGTGTAGCTATTTTATAACTGCCAGAAGCAAAGGTATATAAGT